TACTTGCCACGATCTCCCCAGCCTCTTGGGCTGCTGCTGATACTTCTGCTGTTGGAGTGCCAATAGACTTTAGTATCTTGAGAGCTTCGTTAAGTCCCTGAACCTTGATTCCGTCTACACCAGCCATGATTAGGCTGCTGTTACGATCTCTACTCCGAAGTATTTGCCAGTAGCTGGGTCGTGAGGCGTGTTCTTCACGCGAAGAGTTACAGAGAACAGAGCGGTCTCGTTGCTGTTTAGGCTAAGAGGTGGAAGCTCGTTGAATACTGCAACACCTTCATAGTGAGGAGTGTCAGCGGTTGGAGTTGTGTTTCCATTAGGAGCAATTACGAATGCAACCTCGGTGCCGTAGTTGTCCCATAAAACGCGGTAAAGGCTTGTGTCTTCGCCAGATGTGATTCCGTCTAGCTGTAGAGCCCATTCTCCACCAACGCGAACTTCGCAAAAAGTCTGAACGTCGCCAGGTGCGTCACCTAGGGTTAGCTCGACCATGTTAGCGTCGCAAGCGTAGTCGGTTGCTCCGATTTTGAAGATAATGTTTTGTGCTTTGATTCTTGTTGAAGCGGCCATGAGGCTACCTTTCTAAAGTGTGATGTCTAGCTGGACGAATAAATTCGTTGCTAAATACTCGGCGTTATTTGTTTGTAGATTGTAAGGCTGGTTTACCGAAGTGATCCGAACGTATTTCAAAGGTTCGATAGCGTTTAGAACATCCTCGATGAGCTGGTCTAGGTTTTCCGTTGCCTTCTTGTTAGTCGCGGTAGAAGCTACCAAAACTACTTCAAGTCCTAAACTCCATTCGCCAAACGCTGCTGTTTGCAGGTAAGGATTGCCGGAGTTGATGATAACGATTGGAGGAGTTATTCGTTCCGGAATGTATTCCAAAACATTCAACCCTGCGTCCGTTAGTTCGAGTTTGAACTCAACTTTGGAGGCATTGATTTCGCTCATACTGCATAGCCTACGTATCTTTGAAGCAACGGGTAAACCGCGTTCATTGGATCCTTGGCAACTCGGATGGGAGCACCATCGAAGGTTGCGAATTGAGCAACTCCATTAGGAGCGGAACGACGGTGGAAGAGCTCCGAGGCTGTTATGTAGACCGCTTGATCGTTAAGTGCTACCGGAACGGTAGTTACTGCGCCGATGTATTTAGTCACTAATGCAATACCGGACGTTAGACATTCCTGGGGGAAGTCTACTTCATCCGTTCCAACATAAGCCTGGAACTCTGCCAACGTCACTGCCATTTATAGACCTATTACGCTACGGTGTCTAGTGAAACGATTGCACCTGGACGCTGAACTGCAACGGCCATGTAACCGTAAACAGAAACTGAGTCTTCCAATGTGGTCACGTCACCCTGGGATAGACGAACTGGTGAACCAGCAGACTCCCATGAAGTAACTGCAGCAGAGTTAGCTAGGAAACAGTAAACATCGTTTAGCTGTGGATCTACAATGATCGGAAGACCGAACAATGAGCCAGACAGTCCTGGGATGTTTGCGTTGCCTACCATGTTGAAGTTGTCTCCAGTAGTTGCGAAGTTCAATCTTCCATCGGTTGCGCCGATTGAAACTAGGTTAACGTAAGCGGTTACACCAGCGACGATAACGTTTGGACGTAGTCCAGTAGCCTCGAAGATGTAAGCGGAACCTTCTGCAATACCCTTAGCGACTGTAGAGGCGTCGGTGTTTGCTTGGAAGGTCTTACCAGCAAAGCTAAGAGCTGAAATTGCGTCCACTACTACCTTGTTGCTTGCGTTAGCATAAGCAATAGTTAGACCCTGGAATACCTGATCTAGAGTGTTGATGGTTGCGCGCTCTACGTATTGACGTGAGAAGGATGTGTATCCACCGTAGGTCTTTACGTCTGCAGACATAACTTCAAAGCTCAAGTTACCGAAGGATAGTGCTTCGTTCTCCGGGCTTTGCTCTCCAACTGCAAGAGTGTTGCTATCAATCTGAATGTATTCAACTGCTAGTCCGCTTGTTGGTAGTGCTCCACGGGTGAACGCGGATAAGGTCGGACGGTTGTTGTTGATTAGAGTGTCTAGGTATCCAACGAACGGAGGAAGGATAGCTGCGTCTGCGGAAGTCGAAGCTGCACGGGCTAGAGCCTTTGCGTCTTCGTCTCCAACTAGAAGACCCTTTGCGAACTCGCCTTGTGAGCGGAACTTGTGTGTAGCTGGTGTTGCGATTTCGACGGCCTGACCTGCTTCGATAACTCGGCGCAATTCTGCAACCTCGTCCTGAACGGTGCGAACGTCAAGTTCAATGTTTTCCATTGTTTCACTTTCTGTTTCATTAGGAGTCTCAACGATCTCTTCAACCAATTCGGCTTCGGATTCGCTTCTGACTTCGGTTATTTTTGCGCCTTCAAAGGCTGGGAAGGGAACTACTGAAACCTCTTTGAGATCTATTAGTTCTCTAACTATCGTTTGACCTTCCTTCCGGTCTTTGACCGGGAAGAATCCAACCGAGAATCGATTTAGGACGTCGTCCTGTAGTAATGTGTAAACTTCGTTTCCGCGTGGAGTATCGCTAATCTTGGCAACAATCTCATAGCCTTCTGGGGTGTCTCGGCCTTCAATGACTTTACCGATTGGCTCTTCGTGACCATAGAATAACTTGACGTCATCTACGCTCTCGATGGCTCCAGCTTCAAAGCGCTCTTTTAGGTTTCCGGTTAGTTCAATTTCCTGACCGTATGGAACTGCGAGACCGACGATAGTTCTTTCCTCGGCGTCCACTAAACGAGCCTGAAACTCGCGTGTAATCATTTCAGACATCTAGTCCTTCTTTCGTTCTGACCTCTTCTGCGGTTAGGATACCTGCGGCGATTGCGGTCTGGTAGTAGTTGTAACGTGCTGCGACATCTGCCTTGAACAAGTGCTCAAAGTCGAATTCGACTCGGGTTCCTCGAGGAAGACAGTTGCTAAGTGCGTCTGTGATTGCATCCGTGTAAGCCATAAGAGTATGACGGTAGAAGACTTGGTTTTCATCTTGCAAGTTCGAGTAAGTATCGGATGATCCAGGAATAGAAGTTAGAAGCAACCTTGCAGGGATACCAAAGAGCCTGGCGATTGCCTGTGTCTGTTGATCCTGAACTTCGGTGAATAGTGCGTCTCTAGGTGAGAGTGCAATCTGCTGGTAATCGAAACCATTAGCTAGAACTGCAACTTGGCGGTTCTGCTGTTTGTTGTGCCAGTTGTTAGTTACTTCATCGGCCTCGGCCTTGTTCAACATCTGGTTAGTCTTTAGAACTCCAGTTGGAACTCCGGCAGAAGTAAACCAGTTCAAAGCGTAGTCTCTTAGATCCAGAGCTGCGGAGATGTCCTTGAAGCATGAAGCGATTGGAGAAATACCGACTAGCTGGCCAGACTGGCTAAAGATTCTTAGGTGCTCAATCTCGCGCTTTGTGTAACGAATACCCATGTAGTCATAAACGATTGTGGAGTAATCGGTTACTCCGTTTTGCATTTTAGGGTAGGAAGGCTGAACCGCTCCGGCTGGAAGAATGGTTAGGTTGTTTACCTGGCCGTTAGAAGAGTATTGCTTCAACCAGTAAGCGTTACCCTGGAGCGCTAAATCTAGAACGGTTTGGAATAGGAAGTCTTTACGATTCTGGTCTAGTGAAGGGTTGTTTACTAGAACTGGGTTTTCAATCTTTAGTTCGATACCAGTAGCGAATCGATAAGTGTTTATGGTCATCTTGCTAATCGGAGTTCCGATGATTTGGATGGCGCGGTAAACAGCGGTGAGGCTAAGAGCCGAGTTAGGTGTGACTACGCTCGGATGTCTAGTTGGAATTGTTGGCTGTGCAGCGCGAACCTCTGGCTTGCGTCCTAGGAGCCTGTCAAGAATAGTTGCCATTTGGACTCAAGGATACCACAGACCACCGACTAGAACACGCCTATTGTTGCGTGTGGTGCGCGTGATGAAACGTAAAGTGCTAACACGGTTGCCATTACTGCGTCGATGTCTCCGAGTGATTCTTTGCGACTAATGAACCAACTCTCACCGGAGTATTTAGCAACCCCGTTAGGCATTTGAGCGACCAGGAGGGGATCGCTGTTATGCCTAACGAGGCCAGTGCTAAACATAGCAAAGACAGTCGAGCACGCCGAAGAGACTTCTTTAGCCCATAGTGTCCAGACCGGAATGCCAGAGTTTTTTAGTCTCTTAGCAAGTCCAGGTAGCTGGCGATCATCCAACGCTATCGCTCGCGGGCTGTGTTTACTATAAAGCGATGTTAGCTCATTGAAGAGTTGTTGTTCGGTAGGACTAACCAAAGACATGACTAATTCTGTTTCGTGGACGTCCTCGATGTCGTTGGCATAGGCTATCGTTCCGTGTCCCCAGTTCGTAGTGATGTCTACTGCGAAGACTCCTCCGGTTAGATTGGTAACTCCTCGACCAGTTGCAGCTCGGAAGATGTCTCCTGGCAACCATGAGTTCGTAGATCCAGCGATGAATTGATTTAGTCGGTATCTTCTAGCTTCGTGTTCTGGAATTGTTTTCAAGTCCGAGATAACTTGTTCCATTTCGATTCGACCTGCAGCGACCGAAGGGTTAGCTGCCATGATTGCCTTTGGGTCATCGACCTTTGAGTTCTCCGGTGCTTCCCAAAGGAAGAAGCCGAAACGTTCTAGATCCGCTGCGCCATTAGAAGCTGCTTTTCCTGACTTGTAT